TTAAGAACTATCAAAGAATGGACGCCACAACAAATTAACACCATTGTAGTTGACACCAAGAAAGGTCTTGTTCAAGAAGAAACAATTGAAACAAATGGCCTAGGAAAAATTCCTGCTGTGTGTGCCTACAATGGAAGAAGTATTATTAGAGGCTTTGGTGTAAGCGATATCACAGACATTGCTGACGCACAAAAGTTTATCTACAATAATATCAGTGAGGTAGAGCAGAGCATAAGATTAGACAGTCATCCTAGCTTGGTCAAGACACCTGAAACACAAGCAGGCACAGGAGCTGGATCAATTATTCATATGCCAGAAAATCTAGACGGCAGTCTAAAACCTTACTTGTTAGAATACGGCGGTGCCAGCGTTGATAGTATCTATTCAGCAATAAAACACACAGTTGATGCTATAGACAAGATGGCCAACACGGGAGCGGTGCGAGCTACAGAAAGCCGCACAATTAGTGGTGTAGCGATGGAGACTGAATTTCAATTGCTGAATGCCCGCCTATCTGAAAAAGCAGATAACCTTGAACTAGCTGAAGAACAAATGTGGCAGTTCTGGTTTGAGTATATGGGCGAGCAATGGATGGGCAGTATTGAATATCCTGGTAGCTTTAATATTCGTGACACTGCTAGTGAAATTAATCAACTACAAACTGCCAAGAACACTGCCACAGATCCTATTGTGCTTAGAAAGATTGATGAACATATTCTTGAATGGATGGGAGAAGAAGATGAATTGTTACCTTATCAAGATCTAAATCCAATTCCAGGTAGAACATATCCTGATGGAGAAGCTATTCCAGAAAGTTTACCTCCAGCATACAAAGACAGCAGTGAACCAGATGTTCCTCAAGGACAAAACTGTGACAACTGTGAATACTACAAGAGCAGCGAACAATACTGTATGAAGTTTGATGCTGTGGTGCGTCCACTGTTCTGGTGTGCTAAATGGGAACCCTCAGAAGAAATTGATGAGATTCAATGAGATTAAAATACACAGAAGTAAAGACATATAGACAGGCACAATTACTAAATCAGAATCAACATTGTGCCTTATGCGGTGATCTAATACAGGATGATGCTGTTCTTGATCACTGTCATAAAACAGGACTGTTGAGAAAAGTTTTACATCGTGGTTGTAATGCTATGTTAGGCAAGATAGAAAACAATCTTGCCCGCAATAAATTAAATCGCAGTAGACTACAGCAGTTCGCACAGAACTTGGTCACATACATTGAAACACAGCACACAGACATTCATCATCCAAAACACAAGGAGAAACAAATGGGATACGGCAAAGGTAAAGGTGGTGGCAAGAAACCACCAAAGAGATAATTTAGATTTAGATTTTAACCAATAACTCTTAGGATTTTGTAGTGACTATATAAATAATACTATAAACTCAATTAGGAGGCGATGCTACAATGTCAGAAAATACATTGGCTACAAACGATATGGCAACTGATGCCGCAAGCACCCAAGACGCTGAAAATCAGGCACAAGCGACTAAAACTTATTCTCAAAAAGAAGTTGATGATATGATGGCAAGGATGAAAACTTCCTTAAAATCAAAATTATTAAAACCTTATGAAGAATTAGGCGATCCAGAAGATCTACGCCAGTTAAAAGCTGAAGCTGAACAAAAGCGTCAAGCAGAACAACTCAAACGTGGTGAATTTGAAAAAACCTTACAAGAATTAGCCGCAAAAAAAGACGCTGAAATCGCAAGACGCGATTCTATTATTAAGGATTACAGGATCAATACTCCCTTGCTCAGTTCCGCAGCCAAATACAATGCTGTGAACGCTGAACAGGTAAAAGCATTGCTCAGTTCCAATGTAAGACTTAATGATGATGGTGAAGTAGAAGTGGTTGATAGTAAAGGCAGTGTTAGATACTCAGACAAAGGCGAAGCCGTTGGAGTTGATGACCTTGTTAAAGAATTTTTGGATGCTAACCCACATTTTAAGTTAGCCAATCCTGCTACTACCAACACCAGAAGCAATATAGCAACAAAGCCACAGGCCAAGATTGATATCAGTAAATTAGATATGAACAATCCTGAACATCGTGCTTTGTATAAGGAACATAGAAAATCCCAAGGGATTAGATAATTTTATAAGGAAACTTTTATTATGGCTAATGAAACCACAAGCACCAGTTTGAACGACCTATTACCTAGCATTGTTGCTGAAGCAATGTTTGTTGCTAGCGAGCGTTCTATTATGCGTAACCTGGTAAAAAACTTTACGCTACCAATGGGTTCTGGTAAGACAATTACCGTTCCTCGTTACCCAGTTCAATCAGCTGCCGCTGTTAATGAAGGCACTGACTTAACTAACACCAGCATCAGTTCAGATGGTTCCACTTTGACAGTAAGTGAAGTTGGTATTATGACCACTGTTACTGACTATGCTCGTATGACATCTGCTAGCAATGTTATTGCTGACGTAGGCAGACTGTTTGGTGATGCTATTGCTCGCAAGATGGACCGTGACCTAATCGCTTTATTTGATGGGTTCAGTGTTGCTCTTGGTGATGGCACTGCCGCAATCACTGTAGCTGATATTTTCACAGCAGTGGCTAAACTCCGTGCTAACGCAGTTCCTGGCACAGATTTGTATTGTGTATTACATCCTGAAGTAGCTTATGACATCAAGAAAGGTATTACCAACACATTCGCAAACCCTAACGCTGGTGTTCTACAGAACGAAGCAATGATGAGCGGATACATTGGTATGATTGCTGGTGTTCCATTATTTGAAAGCAGCAACTTCGCAAACAGTGGCAATGCTGGTGACTACAAAGGAGCCGTATTCCACAGAGACGCTTTAGGTCTTGCTATGTTACAAGATATCAAGATTGAAACCCAGCGTGACGCATCTCTTCGTGCTGATGAGATTGTAGCAACCGCTGTATATGGCGTTGGTGAACTGTATGATGGTTACGGTGTAGAATTACACTTTGACTCAAGCATCAATCCTTAATTGGGAGTAAGATATGGCTTTCGTTTACGAGTCCAGCAATGTGATTAGTTTCGCAGAATTTCAAGATTTGCTCAATGCTGATCAAAGATTGATTGAAGCAAACGAAGGCCTGTCTGATGACATTATTGACCAACATTTAGTTAGAGCAACAGAACGAATTTTAGTAAAGATTCGTTCTAGTGCTTGGTGGAGAACATATTACGCACGTCGTGATTCTTCCACTGTTTATAAAACCGTAGCAGATATTCCTGTAGTTGATCCTAATAAGATTAGAGACAGGGAAGCTGATTTTACTGATCTCTGTGTCTACACAGCTCTGAGTGAATTTATATTGCCCAGCATTGCTGATTTTAGCAATCAAGATTCAGCAGAGAGACAAAAGATGGGATACTACACAAACAAGGCTGACTCTTTGTTTGCGGAGTTAATCACAGCAGGAGATTGGTATGACTTCAATGACGACAGCACCATCAGCAGTGATGAGAAGTCGCCAGGACAGGTTAATTTAAAGAGAGTAAGATGAGACAAGAACTTATTGATTATATCAATACCTTGAATCTAGGCGGATTTTATCTGACTGAAGAACTACCTTGGGAAACTGATGGTAGTCCTTTATATTTGAAAAATCTAAAAAAGATATATGTGGACACTGTTCAATATGCCAATGAGCCTATCATTACTACTTTAGACGGTCTAACTATTAGTAATCAACAGCGTGTTATTAGATTATACTTTGCTTCTGATGCTAAACAAGTTTCGCCAGACTATGATGATTTAATAAGTGATCTAAGAGGTGCCAAGGACGTGACATTAACTGACGGTGCTCAACGTCGTCAAGTTGATGTAGCAACATCTTTTACCAATGACTTATTAATAACTGAAATGGTCTATACATTTACAAATCTATCAACATAAGGAGAAGCCACTATGGCATATATTAACCCAGCACCAGGCACTACAAACGCAGTTGTTCTAAAAATAGACGTTGCTGCTGATGTAGATGACCTAACTTTAGGTGCCACTCCATTGACAGTTCCAGCTTTACAGGACGTTACTATTAACGCAGCTAACGACGTGTTTACCTGGAGTCAATTGGACAGCACCGCAAAGAAACAAATCGCAACAACTTCTACAAACAGTATCAGTATGAACCTAGTAGTTGATCCTACTAGCTTCTTTGGTAGTAATTTAACAGCCGCAGCAACAGGAACAATTGCTGAACAAGGACTGTTAGGTTGTAGTCGTAATAAGACTTTAATCACTTTTAGTCTTAAGTTCCAAGAAGGCGGAGCCACTGACAAGTTTATCAAGGGCACTGGCTACATTACTGGTCTAGCACCTACCGTAAGTGCTGACGCTCCAGTATGGGTAACACCAATTACAATTACTGTAACTGGCGAATACACCGCAAGTGCTTCAGAGTAATCCTCAATAGCACACAATAGGGGCTTTATGCCCCTATTTTTTTTAGTTTAAATTAAATATAATAAAGGAAGATTGATGGACATATTAGATTCAAAGTCAGACCAAGAATTAGTTCAAAGTCTGTTGGCAGAAATTGCCAAAGCACATAATGAATTGAAATGTGCTAGAGCAGACATAGACAAAGCACAGAGCAGAATGAAGTTTGTCATTATGCTTAGTAACAAACTGATAGAAAGACAAGGAGATTAACAGATGAAACTATCACAACTAGCAGCAAAACCCCAACTAATAAAAATTGAATTAGACGACGAAGATACTGTCAAAGAGTATGGAGAAAGTCTTGAGTTTTATACTTGGGATCGTCAACCTCTTGAAACATTTATGAAACTGGCAGGCAGTAAAGAAGGTGACAGTAATTCAATGATTTCAATTGTTAAGACATTGATTCTTGATGAAGATGGCAAAGAAATTATCAAAGATGATTTAATGTTACCAGCTAGCATTTTGATTAAGGTAGTTTCAAAAATTGTTGATGCCTTGGGAAAGTAATAGGCTCTGATCCTGATTGGAATGATCAAGAGACGATGATGATGTTAAGCATAGACAATCTTGCTCATCGTTATCATCGTCTCCCTAGTGAGGTATTAGAGCAAGCAACAACATTTGATTTATACGTGCTTGATGTTAGTTCACGTTACAGTAAATATCGTAGTGAATGGAAAGATGGAGTTCCTCCTGCCAAGATGCCCACACAGGAAGAAATGCTTAAAATGATTGAACAAGCGAGAGAACAATGATACAGGCTAATCTAAAAGTTTCAAAAGATGAAATTACTCCAGCATTGAAAAAGATGCGTGAGGAAATTAAAAAATTGCCTCTTAGAAGTTTAGACAAATTCAAAGAACTTACTCCTATTGACAAAGGCAACGCAAGACGTAAGACAAGACTTCAAGGCAAAGACAAGATTGTAGCAGACTATGCCTATGCTCAACGTCTTGATGAAGGCTGGAGTAAGCAAGCACCTAAAGGTATGACTGAACCTTTTGAGAAATGGTTCCAACAAGAAACAGACAAAATATTTAGGAACAAATAATTATGGCCGTTACCAAAGCACAAGTTGACATTGTCGTAAATGGACAATTAGGATTAGATAGACTAGAAAAAAGTCTTGAGTCAGTTCACCAAAGATTTACTGGTTTAAAAACTGCCATACTGGGTCTTGGTCTAGCAGCTCTTGGAACTAGTGCTATACAGACAGCGGATCAAATGATGGATCTGAGTGATGCTACTGGATTTACCATTGCTCGCATCAAAGAATTGAAATATGCCTTACAAGAAGCAGGCGGTGAAAGTGCTAATGTAGACAGGCTTTTAATAACATTTGGTAATTTTGTTGATACAGCCGCAGAAGGCAGTTTAAAAGCACAAGCATCATTTAGAAAATTAGGTATTAGTTTAAATGACTTAGCTAATTTAGAAGTTGAAGCACTGTTTAACAAAGCAGCACAGGCCATTGGCCGTATTGAAGATCCAACTCGTCGTGCTGCCGCAGCTCAAGAAATATTTGGTAAAGCAGCACGTGGTGTAAACTTTCAGGCGTTTGTAACACAACTGGACAAAGCCACAGGCAGTGGACAAAAATATGAAGAGTCTATAAGACGTGCTGCTGAATTACAAGGTAAGTTTGATGAATCTGTTGCTAATTTAAAATATGCGTTTTTAGAAGCATTTGAACCTGCTTTAATAAAGTTAAATGAATTAGTTGACAAAATTCGTGAAAACAAAGACACTGTTGAGTCTTTAACCACAGCATTGAAAGTATTAGGAATAGCTCTTGCTGCTGGGTTTGCTATTGGCGGAGCATTAACATTTGTTAGAATAATTGCTACTGTTGGTCAAGGTATTGGTGGTTTAGTTGCTATTTTTAGATCACTGAAGTCAAGCACAGCAGGTGTTGCCTCAGCATTTAGTGGAATATCTGGACCAGCAGTTGCCAGTGCTAATACTGCTACAAGAGTGTTTGCCATTGGCAGTCCATTAATGAGGGCACTGCGAGGTATTGCTATTACCATAGCTGGTCTAGGTGCTTCATTCACCGCTGCTGGTTTACTGTTTGAAGACTTTGGTGACAAAGTTGCCAATGTCAGTGCCCGTGCCGTTGAAAGTCTTGGTATGTTGGCCGCTGAAGTGCTAAACTTCCCCACAGATGCTATTGCTGGTATATTGAATTTCTTTGGTGCTGAAATAAAAGATCCAATTGGATTAGGCACACCAATTAAGATGTTGGTTGAAAATGCTAGAAAGGCCAGAGAAGAATATGAAAAGACTGTTAAGAAACAGAAAGAAGCAAATAAGCCCCCACCAATTAAACCACCACGTCCACCTGGACCTGTAAGAGATGTTGATACTAGTGCTCTTAAGGCACAAAAAGAAGCTGCTAAAGCTCTTGGTGAAGAATATGATAACGTGTTAAAAGCAAGATTTGCCACACTGAAAATAGAAAGAGACAGTATTGGCATTGGTAAACTTAACACAGACATT